GCGGCCGCCAACCCCTGCGCTATGCGCATCCGCCTCTCGGATTCCTCTGCGCTCTCGTAGTCGCCTGCCGCTTGGAACTGCTGCGACGCGAGCTTGTACGTTTCCTCGGCAATCTTCCGCTGCCTGTCCGGTTCAGACATCCCCATGAGAAGGCTGTCTTTGGCGAGATTGGCTTGCGCCTTCTGCTGCATGTCTCCCCAGAACTGGCCAGCCTGGGCCTGCGCGTCCCACTCCCGCTGCCTCTCCTGTTGCTGGAGCTTCTGCATGGTGACTTCCCATGCGATCCTATAGGAGTCGGCCTTGTTGTTCTCGGACGAGATGTGGTGCATCCACCCACGGTTCGGGGCGACAGCGGCTATTTGCGCCTGTCTGTTCTTGGCAGACACCTCTTCAGTGACCTGCCGCTCATATTCCTTCATGGCCACGTCATACGCATTTCTGCGGAGTAGCCTGACGGGTACTTGTGTCCAGTTGAAGCTCATCGCTGCAAAGCCCTATTCCACTGCGCCTTTCTCTGGTACGTCTTGGGGGCCAGCGCCTTCGACCTCGCCGTTAGCTCTTCCCCGTACAGTTGGATGTAGGGTTCTCTCTCAAGATATTCCTCGATGGTGTTGACACCCCTCATGGCTCCCTGCTCCCACAACTGGGCCTGTTGCAGCGCCCCCAATTCCTCTTGTGCGCCAATGGGCCTGACCTCACCGTAGGGGGTCAGGTAGCCTTGCCGCATCCACGAGGGAGAACCATAGGCTCCCGGCGCTGCGTACTCCCCGGGGCCAGCATAGGTCGGCTGATACTGCCCAACATTGAACTGTCCATAGACACCGCCAGTTGCCGCTGGCGTGTGGGAGTAGTCCCACGAAGACGATGGACTAAGAGGCTCGACCATCTGCGTGCCATAGGAGATTCCAGACGACTGAGCCGCCCTGTCCTCCATCTCGGACCAGTGGGCTGCATCGGACTGCATGGCTGCCATTGCGCCAGCGGAGCCAAGCCCCGCCTCGACGTAGGCCAAGCTGTGCCGCAACTGCTTCAGCTTCGCCTTGATGAGCGCGGCCTTCATGGGGAACATCTGAGAGTCCGTCTCAGACAGTGCGTTCTCCCACTGGTCTATCATCGCCTGTATCCGCGCCGCCTGTATCGAGTACGACTGGATGTCATCGGAGCCAATCATGGACTGCCGCTGCGTCGTGACGGGTGACTGCCCGTACAGCGTCGCAAGCTGGCTCCGCGCTCCGAGATCACCCCTTCCCGAGTAGTAATCAAAGCTGGCCATGTCTGCCTCCAAGTATCTTCTCTATCAACTCGACACTCTTGGGACGTACCCCGTACCCGTAGGGAAGCTCGTCGGGCCTTCGCGCCCTTCGCAACAACCTCTCCGTCTTGTCCAACGCCCGCTCGACTATCCGTGTGTCCTTAGAGGGCTTCATTCGCAACGACCTCTCTCGGATTCAATCCCTGTACGTTCTGCTCCGCGTGCAACGGAACCATTGAGGCCGCTGACTGTATCGGGCCTTGTCTGTGGTCGCCGCCCCTCGGCTTGTTGGGCATCTGCGGCATGACTCCCTGTAGCTTCTCCTGCGCCCACTGTGGCAACGGAATCCCCTGAGACGCCATCTCCGCCGCCAGCAACAACAGTGTCCTGTCTTCCCCTCGCGCTTCGGCCACTTCCATTGCCCGTGACAGCATGACGGGAGCCAGTTGATCTATCTTCTCCAGTATCAAGTCCTCTTCCATCCGCTCGGCTTCCGCCCTCGGCACGTCGAAGTAGTTGGTCATGATGTCGATGTACGGCATCATCTGTTGCCGGTGGATGATGAGTCCCTGCTGCTCCCTTGTCTGTCTTGACTCCGGCGTGTCGCCAATGAACTTCACCTTGCACTCGTAGTACCCGTCGATGTCGGAAGGTCGTATCGTCTCGATGTTCTTGGATGTCTCTCCGGGATTGACGTTCCGTATCGAAATAGGATTGTCCAAGAACTCCAATACCCTCGCGCTCATCCCTAGCAGCTCCGCTACGCCCATCTCCAAGTTATCCAGGGCTATCTCGTACTGCGCCCTCGCATACGCCGCCTGTGTGGAGTAGTGGACTTCCGAGTACGTGTTCTGACTTGGAAGGCCCAACAGGGTCGCCGGGACGCCGCTCTGGGACTGGACTAGAGACAGGAAGGTGAATATCCCCGGATTGATGGGGGTGACTTCCTGCACCTTCCGCTCTATGTCCTTTGGCAGGACGGGAGCCTTGTCCGGAGCCTCGGAGAACCCTTGCAACGCCGCCCTCGCGGTGTCGGTGTCCTCCGCCTGAAAGTAGGTCTGGGGCAGCGCGTTCTTTCTGAATCCGTAGTGCAGGTACGAGGTGATGAGAGCCTGTAGCTCGTTCATCTCCATGTCCTGATAGATGATGTCCCGATAGAGATATTCCGGCTTGCCCTCGTGGTGTTCCTTCCCCAGTCCTGACGGGATCACTACATACGGTACGAAGCCAAGCACGTTCTCGCCGTCCCATACCCTGTCGTCGTCCAGCATGACGCAGCGGTACTCGTTGTCGTAGTAGCAGGTGAACCGCACGTCCTCCGCATCGGAGTCCTTCGGCTTCCACTTCCACCCGTTCTGCTTCACCAGGTACAGGGCTTCCCCCATACTCATCGTGTAGTCCTCTATCATGTCCACTGGCTGATAGAAGGTCTGCATCGCCCGAGAGGGGAGGCAGTTCAATGCGTCACACGAGTACAGCCGGATAGGGAACCGCGACAGTGCCGACCATGCCAACTCGTCGTGGTCTTCCTTCTTGAACTTCCGCTTGTCTACACCGTAATACCTGTCGTCGAACCAGAGCTTCCCCACCGCCATGCCCCTCAGAAGCAACTTCTGGTACAGGTTCCGGAACAAGGGACGGTGCTGCCACAGGATGTAGTTGTAAAGGGTTTCGAGGCTCCCCGCCTGTTTGGTTCCCTTGTCGGTCGGTTTACGTGGGTCAACCTCTGACCTAGGGGTGCGGGACATATACACCTGCACTCCGGCCATGACCTTCTCTCTCATGGCCTTGGTGCGCTTCAACTCCATGCCGTCAATCTCGGGCAACTTGACATCGAACGTCTGCTCGAAGTGCTTGTCCGCCCGCAACATCTGGGTATGGAGGGCGGCGTAGACCTTATTCTTCCTGTCGTCCCGCGTTGCTATGATGTCCATTCGGACTCCTACGTTGCTACCAGCGTTCTATGTATCGGATGATTGCCAAGGTCGAGATAGAACGGCGTTCCGCCAACCGACTTCCTGAGTAGTAGATTGGCTATGGCCAAAGACATCGCGCAGTTGTGTACGGTTGTGCCGTTCGCCACATAGCTATGGTCGTCCTCTACTTCAAGGTTGTAGACCATGCCGTTGTGTGGCACTTCTCGAACCGACTGTATCTTGCCCGAGAGCATCCCATTCTCAATGCGAAGCGACGTTTGGTCACAGTGATATGCCCCATCACCGACAAGTTTGCCCGCCAAGAGGCGGCTATCCATCCGCGTGCGTATCTGCTGCGCTACAGGCCGCGAAAACCCAATGTGGTATTGCGAGTGGTGTCCGTGCTGCCCGTTGCACTTTGCCAAGGCGCACGGATAGCCAAGGCGCAGCGCTATCTGATACATCTGCATGGCAAGGTGGGGGCTGATGGACACCGCGCTTGCCTTCCCATCAGAGAAGCACCCATCTCCAAGCAACCACCCTTCAAGGATGTACCACTGCTTCTCGGGTGGAAGCCGCAACGCCCATTCGGGCAGCCGCTTCTCTGTATTCGTCTTGAATGTCTTGAAGAAGCGAGAGAGGGGCACAGAGCCAATCGACACAGACCACCCATTGTCCGAGGTGCGCTTCTCCCATGGATGCAACCCCAACCCCCGCAGGTATCCAGTTTGCCAATCGCGGATTGGTTGCTCCCGAGTATGCGATGCCCAATGGACTGAATGAACCCCAGCCGACCCTTCGGCGGCGTGATACCCCAGCAACCTGCAGAAATCGGCGTCTATGGGGATATGTCGTCTAATGCGGTTCTGTTTTGGGTTAACGAATGTCTTGTGGCTGCGCGAAATGTACGCCGCCAGCCAACCATCCTCGTCCGTGTACGTGCTTGGCGCATACTCCAATAGGTCGAGCGAGGCGATGTCTACTGCTTCGTTTAGGATTGCCGTTGTAGTGGCATACTGTGTGAGGTCTTCACCATCATCAACACACACCCACGTTGGGATCTTGTGGTACAGGCGATTGGTGCGGTCGCGGTAATTCCGCTCGCGCTTCCGTAGGTACAAGTGATGGTTAGACGTGAGGCACAGATTCGGTCTGCCTACCGCACTAACCTCGTAGACAACGTCCGCGTAACGCGAACCCGTAGCGGCAACTCGCCTGAACCTCCCCTGATGAGTAAGCACCATGTCGCCAACAGCAACTTGCTCGATGGGCTTCGCTCCGTCGCTGGTTGTAATCAACGTCCCCGCAGGAACGCAGTCATCGTTCAGTCCCTTGCGCGCCTGTGCCTTGCCGTCTATCCAGTAGAAGTCGGATAGCTCTTCTATCTGCGGCGGGAAGTACGTCTTCAACGCACCGGAATCAATGGCCGTCGCCAGTGCCCATATCCAGTTCTCGCCCGTCTCGTTCGGGCCTCGCTGTCTCGCGCTCTGCCCCGTCGTCACGCCAGGCTTGCCGTTCTTCCTCGCGTTGTCGTCCTTGTAGTAGAGACGGGGATACTTCATCTCGATAAGCTCGTCCACGACGGACACGCCCATCGCGTTCCTTTCGATGGCCAATAACGGGAAGTTGTACGTCTCGCAGACTCGGTAAATCTCTCTGGCGAACTCCGAGGTGGTCAGGTGCTTTGACCGGATGACCGCCACGACCTCGGACGACAAGCCCTTCGTCCCGATGATGGACAGTACCGAGTAGTCCGAACCGTGGCCCGAAGCCACGTCCGCACCGGCAACGTACTTGACTCCTGAGACGTGGGAGTACAGTGTGTAGACGTTTCCCTCCTGCCGGAAGGGGCGAAGCCTCGCCTCCTCTCGGAGCAAGTCGGACTTGGGGAATATCCTCTCCACGTCCGGCGGTTCAAGTGCTTCCTTCTCAGTTCGAGGGTAGTTCTCTTCCCGGATGTACTCCTTGCCCTTGTACTGAAGGCAGATGCCCTCGAACCAGTCCTCGGAGTAGTCGGGGTGCCACGTCACGTCGTAGAAGACGGGAATGAAGTCGTTCTCTCCCGACTTGGCCTGCCGGTAGAGATACTTGAAATAGGACTCCGGCTCCAACTTCTCCGACGTGGAACACGCGATGAACCAGCCCCTCGTCCTCGTGATGGCGGGCATCAACGCTGAATAGGAGTCTTCCTGAATGGAGATAGACCCCGCTGAAGTCCTCCACTTGTCGTACTCGTCGCAGATGATGGCCGTCGCGGTGTGGGACGTTCCTGATGTGCCCGTACAGGGCAGGGCGATCACCGTGGACTGAATCTTCTTCTGTGCGTCCCAGACTATCCCGATAGCCTCGGACGAGTCGGGCGACAGCTTCCAGCCCAGAATGTCGGCGTCGAACGGCGTCTCCCTGAGAAGGTTGGCGAAGATGAACTTCACGTGGGAGAGGAAGAGTTGTGCTTCCTTCTCGCCCACGGAGATGACCAGTGTCTTTGACATGGGCTTGGACACCAGTTGCCAGCAGGCAAACACGGCCAAGGCCCAGGAGATGCCCATCTGCCGGTTCTTCAGGATGACGAGGTGCTTGTGCCTGACCAGCTTCCCGAGAAGGTCAACAGACGCCTTCCACCGCTTGAACCTGACCGGGCCGAACGCGGCGGGGTCTTCCACCCACACGTACTCAATGAACGTGTTGAGGTCGGCCCACGACGCGACGAGCTTTTGGAAGTCTTCTTGTTTCATAAGAGTTGGTGGGCGGGGAACCGAAGCTCAACCCGCCCCCTATGGGACACAGCGGGGAGGGAATCCGCTGGAATCCCCTTAGTAAAGGGAATGGCATGAACCTTTACTAACGGAAGTCGCTAGTAAAGTCTGATGGCGGCCTTGACGGGGATTGAACCCGTGCCTCTGCCTTGACAGGGCAGTATGCTTGCCACTGCACCACAAGGCCGCGTGGCAGGATTCACATGGAGCAGGTACAGGGAGTCGAACCCTGATAATCTGCTTGGAGGGCAGAAGTCCTACCATTGGACGACACCTGCTAACAGCCGCCGTAGGGAGTCGAACCCAGAACCTTCCGTTTACGAGACGGATGCTCTACCAGTTGAGCTATGGCGGCATGGAGGATAGGGTGGGATTTGAACCCACGGGCCGTTCATAGGCCAGCTGTTTTCGGGACAGCCGCAATAAGCCGGACTCTGCCACCTATCCACTGTGCAGATTTGCAATCAGATTGCAAGAATGCTCACTTTCCATGTGAGATTCTGTGGTAAGAAAAGAAATTACTTCCGATACGCCTCGGCATAATCCGGTGAGTACCATGCGTAGTCGCAGATATGGTAGGATTGGTAGAGCTTCTTGTAGTGGTTGCCACCTACAAGGTCGGCGTTCCTCGCGGCCTTAGCAGCGAACCGTTTGTCCTTCCACCGGCCATGCCTCGAATCTGTGATGAACGGCTGCTTATGGCTTCT